AATCCGCGTCCGGCACAAGCGGCTTTTACCTTGTAATCGACTCATGAGCACTTCATTTTCAAACGCCTTTGGTGGCCCATCTGGAGGCGCTCCCACCTCGACAGCGCCGTTCATGCTCGCCATCAAAAACGCCACCGTTTTGACCACTGGCACGCCTGCGGATGTGGCGACAGTGACATTGCCGAGCTGGTGCACACGGTATATTGTAGGCGCGACGGGGTCAAGGCTGGTGGCCGAGTCTGCATCTGGCACCTTAGCTGGAGCAACATTTACGATCAGGTCCGTCGCGGCGGGAGCAGGCACATCATTAATTAGTAATGCTTTAGGTCCAGCAAGCACTTCTGTTTCCGTGGCGGTTACAGGGGGAGGGGGCACAGGTCTGCCTTTCACGGAAAACACTCTTTATCTTCACCAGTCAACCAACTCAGCGAATGCGGGCGTGGTGAGCATGTATTTGCTCATTACGCCCTTACTTTAGCGACTTAGCTGCCACGATTCCGGACCCTCCGCCCGGTGATGAAACAACTCTGAAATATGAGCTAATCACTCATATTGACGGATTGCTGGCGAACAAAACGCCTTCAACGTCTATTCGATTGTTTACAAGCCAAGATCACACGACGCCTGCGTATGTTCGCAACACGTCAAATTGGGCGGCGGATCATGTGGCAGCATTGACGGCCATCAGTCCGTGGAACAGCGATTCAGTTTTCCAAAAAGCAGGCATCTTGGTGTCACCTCGGCACGTCCTGTTTGCCACGCACTACAAGCCAGCGGATGGCAGCACCATCCGGTTTGTGACCACCGGCAACACCGTTGTCACCCGCACGCTGAGCAGCACCATCGCCCTGTCCACCACAGGCTCTTACTACCCAGACATCACGATCGGCGTGCTGGACTCGGATGTGCCGGGCACCATCAGCTTCGCCAAAGTGCTGCCCGCTGGCTTTGAAACGAAACTGCCGGCCAATATCCAGCCCTTCCAAATTCCCTGCGCTACTACGGATCAGGAGGAAAAGTTGCTTGTGGCCGATCTCGCCACGCTGCCTGCCGCTGACACGGGCACGCAGTATTGCGCCATGCAGGTGCCCACCTCAGCTCTGCGACTCAACTTCAATGAAGGCCTTGTCGGCGGGGACTCCGGCAACCCCGCTTTTTGGTTTATCAATGGCGACCTCGTGCTGCTCACCATGTGGACCGGCGCACAAAATGGCGGCTACGGCACCAGCGTGGCAGCCTTCCGCGATGATGTGAACACCGCCATGACCACCCTCGGCGGCGGCTACCAGTTAACTACCATTGACCTCTCAACATTCCCTGACGTATGACACTCGAGCAAGCCCTATTAGCCGGACTCTCCGCAGTCTCAACATTCCTCGGTTACGTTCTAAAGCTCCTATGGGCTAGGTCTGAAGCCTGCGAAAGATGGCGATCTGAGATGGAGCCGAAAATTATTGAGATGTCGCGGCAGCTAGGGCTAGCAGAGGCAACCACAACGATCATTAATGCGTGCAACGTTAAGGGCTGCCCGCATGCCGGGAAGCTAGATCCAAGTTACTCACTTCACCCAAACGAGGAGGGCGAAAATGGGACTCGCTCTAGGCCTTAGCTTCACGGCGCTGGCGTTGCTGGTGTTCGCGCTTATTGCGCTGTTCCCGGCTTGCCAGTGGTGGTGGAAGTAGCTGCCTCGTAGGCGGCGAGGGCTGGATTGACAGCATCGCAGCACTCTTCGATTTGCTCTGCTGACAGCTTGGCGCCGCAGTCGCCGTCGCATCCCCAGCGTATATTTTGTATCTCCTTGGAGTGGTTTGTGCAGTCGTGGCTGAGGTTATCCAAAGCCGTTGCCAGCCTCTCGGCCATCGCCTGCCAGCGGGTGAGTTCGGAACGTAACCCAACGATGGTATCAAGCATGTCGGACTGTTGCTTCGTTAGCCGCTCGTTTAGCTCGGCAACGTCGGCGGTGTATTTGGCTTTATGCTCCTCCAGATCCCACTTGATCCGGTCGTATTCAGATTTTCGCACTAGGTCGATGATGCCTTCGGGCGTCGGGTATGGGTAGGTTTCCATGGTGATGATGTTTTCATGGTGATGATGGTCACCATGTAATGCTTTGGTCGTCTTCAGATTCGTCCTGCGGTTGAGCGCGTGAAATCTGGCGAGTCGTGCGAGTTTCGGCAGGCTTTTGATAGGACGTGTTTTCATTGCTCCACTCATTGCCGTTGCCGATGATAGGCAAACGCTCTGCGCCTGATTCGCGCTCCTCTTTTGTGGAGGGCTCGCAGACAAAGTGAGTATTACCGTAGTCGTCAGCGCCGTTTTTGTTCGTCACGGCTTCAAGGTTCAGGTAAACCTTGCCGTTTTGATGCGGTTTGGCGCGGCTTTTAGCGAGTCGGATGACAACGCAATCCTCGCCTTTGATCGTGGCGCGGACGGCTCCTTGTAGCTGGAGCAGGTTGATTGATAGGTTCAGTTTTTTCATTTGAGGTAGATGTATGGTTCTAGTTGGGATGAAATTTCATTGCAGAGTTTGTCGTGCGCGGTGGCGTCTGGGGATCCGTCGGCGTAGGTTTCGGTGTCGTAATAAATTTGGAGAATAATCTTTTTCATCGCCGCATTTTCGGTTTTGGCGGCGTTTAGTTCGCGTTCGAGTTTGCGGGCGAAGTCTGGTGCTATGCACAAGTCGCCCTCTTTACAGGTGATGCTTTCGTTAGCGTCAGTTCGTGGTGTTTCGCTCATGCTTCTTTGGTGAATGTGATTTCAAGTCGTGGGGTTTCTTTGTCGATCAGGAACTCTGGACGTTCGGGCCACAAGCCGGAATCGTTGACGACTAGGCCAGCGTCTGCCACGCCATCAAGAGCGCTTTTGATTGAGGCAATGGCGTTGTCAGCGTCGCGGCGGCGGGCGTCTGGGAAGTAAAAGCGTGCGGTGTAGCTGGCACGCTTCCACTTTTTGTGAACGTGGCTAGATTTGTGAATGCACGCCCACATAGCGTCATGCCTGTAGGTTTTCACAGTCTTAGCCTTTTTCGCCCAATGCACGCGGGCGTTTGGAGAAAGGCACTTGTCGGGGAGGGGTAGGGTGATGGTGATGGCGGTCATTAGAAGAGCGTGAGTTGAGCTTTCGCGTTCGCAAGATTCTGCCGCGCTTGATTAAAATACGACTCCTTGAGTTCAGAGCCAATAAACCGGCGATCCAAAGTCAAAGCGCCCACACCCTCGCTGCCAATGCCAGTAAACGGTGAGTAAACCAAGTCGCCGGGATTGCTCCAAAGCTCAACTGCGCGCTCAATCACATCGAGTTGGAGCGGGCAGATGTGGCGCTCGTCGTTATTGTCTCGCGCCCCGTCTTTATTCAAGACGCGCCCTTGATCGACCGTCATCCAAACCGGCGATGCAACTTCCTGCCACCAGTCCACAGGATACTTGTTCGGGTCTTTCGTGACCGGCTCCTGATTCTCTCCCGGCTTGCGGAATGCGAGCAGGTAGTCAGCGCAACCAACGCGGGATTTGCACGAGTCAGACTTGAGAGTTTTGTAAAGCAGCCCGTGCGCTTTCGTGCGTTGCATCTCGGTGACTGGAGACTTCCAGATTGTGATCGGGCAGTGAAAGAGAAACCCGCGAGCGCGGAAAGCATTCTTGATTTCGCCACTAAAATCTTGGAACTCGATCTTGCCATGCTTGCTCATCGTGGAAAGCAGATCAACGCAATGCACCGCGACGATGCGCCCTTCCTTCATTACACGGTAAAGCTCGTCAATAAGGATGCCGAAATGCCCCATGAACTCATTCATGTCGGAGCAGTTGCCCATATCCTGAAGGTCGTTCGAGTATGTGAACAAGTCTGCAAATGGCGGAGAGAATACCGAGAAGTCGATGGACTCGCTTTCAATTTCACGAATGACGCGAACACAGTCGCCGTGATGTAGTTGCCAGCCGTTGCCGACTGCGGTGGTGATGTCTGTTTTCATAGTAAGCTTTTTCTGTTGTGACTGGAATGCGGACGCTGCGAGCTTCATTTTCTCCTGCATCGCTTTGTGCTGGTTGATCTTCTCTGTGACGTTCTTGATAATCGCGCCCTCGGTAGATGCGTTGACAATGTAGGCGTTGACCTCGTGCGTTTGGCCGAATCGGTAAGACCTGCGGAGCGCCTGATAAAAGCTCTCAAAGGAGTAAGACAGCCCGACAAAGGCCACGTTGCGGCAGTGCTGCCAGTTCATCCCAAAGCCAAAAATCCCACTCTTACTAACCAGAACGCGAATCTTGCCGCTCACGAAATCATCCGCCGCTTGCTCCTTTTTCTTGGCAGTGTCGGAGCCTTTGATTTCAACCGCATCAGGAATGAGCTTTGCCAGCTTCTCCGACTCGTCATTTGTATTGCACCAGACGATCCATGATTCGGCCGAGTTGTTGACCAGTTCTGCGACCTTCTCAGCGCGAGCTTGCGAAGTCATCCGCATTTCCTCATGCATCGTTGTGGCGCTGAGCGTCGGAGCGCGAAAAAGCTCGCCCTCGTTAGCGCCTTCCGTCCAATCGACATCCACCGTGATGCTGTGCATGTTCAGCGGCGGCAAAATGTAGCCGTCATCTGAAAAGCCGATGTCAGATGGCTTTGATACGCACGCGGCCCACGATGCAAGCCACGCCCAGAACTCGGCCTCGGCATGTTTCTTCAATCGCCAGTCGCCCGTGTTGAACGTATCGTTGAGGAAGAACGTGGCGAGCATCTGAGCGGGCGAGCAAACGCCAAGGAAATCAGCGTGCTGGCCGAACTCGGTATAGTCGTTTGGCGATGGTGTAGCCGTGCAGCATAGCCGATACGGAGTCTGGCTGAATTTCTCCGTAAGCATCTTGCGCATCTTTCCCGTGAAGTTTTTCAGGATGGATGATTCATCAAGAACGACGCCGACAAATGCGGATGCGTCAAAGTGTTCAAGTTTCTCGTAGTTCGTGATCCAGATGCCGGGTGATGTGACATCCGCTTGTGACTCTGCCACGGTTGCGACGAGTCCAAACTTGG